AGTAAATACAGTATGACCTACAGGAGTCAACCTGTATAATAAAACCTTGCTGGTCAGGATGGTAACCTATAAACTATTTGTTGTTTATTCAGTTATAAGCGGTTTTTGAGTTACAAAACCACGCTAGAGGATAACAAATATATATTTAGTAACTCTTGACCGAATTAGTGAGCTTCGGTCGCAATAATTTTTATCACTGCTCAATTAACAAATATTGATACGACTTTTAAACGAAAAGCTGAAGAAGATTTCAGCATTCAAGATCAAACTTTGAAAACTACAGTAGCATCTATAACAACTAGACAAATACAGGAAGTCCCAGCTATATCTAATCAATTATATACTCAAACTGACATACCTGAACCCTACAGAGTGGATGCAAAACCTTTTATATCTAGACCGTTCTTTGTAGGTGAAGTTACATTTCCATCTACAGCAGCAATGCATTCATTATTAACAACTAGTATAAAATTTCTACCAGGTGATGCGGTTAGAGCAAACACTTCCCTCACAAATTTGTTCAAAATAGCAGCATTAGGTAGACCAGAATTAGTGTTAAATGTGTCTTTGGCGGGCACAATATCTCATGCAGGGTGTGTCTTGGTAGGTGTATTGCCACCACTTCCTACATATCCTACGACGCCTAATAAGAAATTGATTAACACAATTTTAAGTGGTCCACATGCTTTTTTATTTGCTAATGAAGCAACCTCAGTAGCACTCGAGGTTCCTTTTTATTGTAATTCAGACCTAACAACTACAGATATGGAACAAGGTTCTTATGTCACGACTGTGGATTTATTGACGGCTAACGGAAATTATGCCACATTGGTGTTTTATGTGCTAAATCCTTTGCGTCCCAGTACAGGAGCTTCAACTGATCTTAAAATAGTAATTGAAGCGTGCTTTAAAACGTTCGAGTTGGCAGTGCCTACCCCAAGATATGTATCTTGGGTTGCACAATCAGGTCGTAGCGATTCACCTGATTTTACACGACCACCCTCCATGACCTTGGATCAAGTTCTTCACGAGCTAACTACCACAATTAATGCTTTAAATGTGGATATAGGTGATACAACTGCAACAGAAACAGCTCATAAAGAGAATAAAAAGAAGAAGCATCGTAAACGGAAGATGCTTATGGCGATGGCTCCCACAATAATTAGCATAGCTACCCTAGCTGGTGTAATAGTTCGATTAGTAGTCTCTGTAGCAGCAGATGACCCAGTCGCTACCAGTGAAAGTATGAACGTTATAAACGATTTCTTCCAACCCCAATCGGGAGTTGGCGGTTTCATATCAGGCTTATTCGATAATGTAGCGGGTGGATTGAAGCGTATAGCCAATGATGCTATTGATGGAGGACGTGTATTGGTTAAAGAGTACACAGGACTGCATAACCCCAACATCCCAATAAATACCAATCGCGTTATTACAACACCAGTGAATTACATGAATTTAACTGACGGACAGCAATATTTTGAAAAATTGGATCCGTATGCTAAATTTGACAGAATACTTGACCAACCCATCTTTGGAACATCTATAGATGAGATGGCGATATCTCATATTACAGGCAAGAAGCAATATATAGGGACAATTACCGTGCGTAATGGTGACCCTGTAGGTAAACTGCTATGGGCTAGACCTATATCTCCTTTCCAAGGAGGAATTCAAACAAATACCGATGACTCATCTGTCACAATAGCTAACAATATAGAATTGATGCATACTTTTCATCGAGCATGGAGAGGAGGTCTCAAATTGGAAATACAGTCAGTTATGAATAACAAACAACAGGTGAAACTTAAAGTGATTAAAATGTATAATCCATCTGTTAACTCATTATCTCAATATCCAGTTTACAATAGCATTTCCAATGCTCCCTCTCATTTATTAGAATTTACAGCTGGAGGTCAAACTCAAGAAGTTGACTTACCTTATTTAGCAAGAAATAAGTTGACACCGTGTGCAACGAATATGGATGTTGAAGCTATGTTACACGGGTTGTACTACATTTATGTGGCACAACCATTGGCTAATTCGGAATCCTCACCAACGGAAATTAGTTTCAATTTGTATATCAGAGGAGATGATGATCTGACTTTTTA